TGTCAATGCCCTTCTTTGCGGCCCATCTGTATATGTTCTGCTTTGCAGACAATCCGCTGTTGTTCTTGGTAATGCCTTTGAACTTGGCGGCATATTTCTCAAAGTATCTCTTGGGCCGGTAACCGCCTCTGATTCCAAACTCTGCAAATGCCGAATGCTCTGCATCTGACCTGAACTGCACAGTATTGCTTATCCGGATGACCGATATTCCTTCAGCCAAGTCACCAAAGGTATTGCTCGTTCCGATGTTATTCTTGGCTTCTGATGCGGCTACCTTTAGTTCTTCCTCTGCTATGTCAACCGCACGAATCTTTAACTGCTGTGGTAGCAGTCGAAGGATGTTGGCTATCTCCTTGTTATTCTTGATGTTTATTTTGACATTACCGGCCATTAGGTTTCCGCTATTGCAAATATCCTCCATATGCGCCTTTTCTCCTTGATGTTGGTAATGCCATTGATGGCATACACCTTGCCACGATACAATATGCTGTGGCTCTTTGTAGGAGTAAAGTTCGTAGTGTACTGGACATCGAAATTGTAAGAATCAATGATTACGCCCTCGTTATGCAGGAAGGTCCGGTTGGATGATGTAGGTCTTGCCCAAGCAAAACACTCATACACCGTAGTCATGGTTTCAACATCACCACCGGAGTCTTGTTGGGTAAGCACAGATGCCTGAAAGGCTATTTTCTGCATGCTACCTATCATATCTGAAACCTTGCATTTTGTCCAACAATCCTTTCAGCCTCTACGCTGTAATTCAGTTTCCCTTCGCTGTACTCTCCTCTGTGGTTGAAGATGAAGGTAAACATCTGCATGATGGCAATCTTCAGGTCTGCTTGAACGGAGGAAACAGAACACTCATATTCTATATCGTACAAACCATCCATGTCCACAATGACAAAATCATTGGCCGCCCCAACATTCGACTGATCTTGGGTATAGTAAGATGCCGTGCTGTTGTTCAGCGTACTTATGATGTAGTTCACTTGGCTGACCGGACTATCCGGCAAACGAAATAAGGTATTTGCAACCAAACTCACAGTCAAATTGACCTTCTTGGAAATCAAGGCGATGCTCGTAGCCTTCTCAATGGACTGCCTTGCCGCAGACAAATAGATGGGCAGTATGCTGTCATAATCGGTGTAGTCTATTGCGGCATGTATTTTAGCCTGCTCAATAGATACCGGCTCTGTACCGGTTTCAGTTACCCTTGTTGATATGATTGTATTTACTGCCATTGCCGCTCTTGTAATCGTTTATGATGCCAATCATCCATTGTGACATCTCATTCAGTTCGTTCGTAGGATCAAGCTCTATTGACCTCTCAATGGCCTTTGCGGATGCCTTGCGGTATCTTTTCTCGTCATCAAGCTTCTCAATAGCCTTTACCCACTCTGAAACATCATCTCTATCCTTCACAAATATACCGGCATTTCCGCAATTCTCTTTTAGACCATCGGTTGGTGATGCTATGACCGGTATTCCGGATGCCATTGCCTCGGTTGCAGTCCGACCCCATGACTCGTATTTGCTCGGCATAATGAGTATTCTGGTCAGTTTGTAAGCCTCACGGATGTCTTGTTGCTTACCCATAATCCGCACATTTGATGGCTGATCAAGTATCTGACCAATCTTCATTGGCTCGGAATACGACCCAATCACGCCAAGGAACTTCCGGTTTGGCATCTGCTTCGCAATCTCCCGTAAAATCTCACCTCCCTTGTTTTGGTCAAGGTTGATGAGTGTGATATGCTCATTATCCCAAGCATCCATGTCTATTCGGTAATGCCGGTAGTCAGTAGGGGGATGCAGAACAAAGTCGTGATGTGGATACTGCAACTTCTGCTTAATCCAATGACTATTATAGATGATGAATTGTGGTCTGTCAGCACCTATGATATGCTCCCTTGGAAAGTCATTATGGATAATTTGGAACACCGGTTTACCAAACATTCCGGCTAATTGCTGTGTCCAAGCAGAGTAGTCAAGATGCGTAAACACCGCATCTGCCCATTGGAACAAACTAATCTCTGTGTACTGGTCCGGAGGGAACACATCTACATTGTCATAGACATAGTGCGAATCTATCTTGTATATGTTTGCTTGCTTGAGCAATATCTTGACTGTGTGACCCTGGCTTTGCAGAAACCGGTTCATTTGATGCAACATCATCTCCGCTCCGCAAACATGCATGGGAGGATACAGATGGATTGAACATAAAATGTTAGCCATGTGTGCTTATATTATTATCCAATTATCAGGGTAAATATCCTTCGTCTCAAGATGAGATGCGGCAGGCCCGAACCATTGTTTAGGAGCAACAACGCATTCCGGTTTATGCGATAGCCATGCACCCCACCAACTGAATGTGCTGTTTGCGATAATGTGTTTTTTGCAACTTATCATATTGTGCATAGCATCAATGGTGTTACCACGATGAATAGTGTGAAATTTTATTTCAGGTAGATATGCTGATGCCCTATCAGGCTCATCGCTAAACAACATAATCTTTTGACTGCCGGTAATCTTAACAGCATTATAGTAATACTCCGGAGGACAAATCGGATGATAGTCACTTCCATAGTCTCCCATTCTAACGTGCAATGCTGTAAATGGAGGAGAGTATTGCAGTTGTTGCCAAAACTTTAAATAGTATCGAATCTCATCCTCGCAATGCTTAAAATACTTTTCGCTCTGCATGTGACCGGTCAAGTCCACATTGTCAGGTACGAATAAGTCGCTGTAACCCCAATGCATAAAGTGTTCAGGATACGGAGTACCATCCCATTCTGGAAGTGGACGCAGTAGGTGATTACCTATATGATAATCATCTGCAATATTAAAACGAACTTGTTGGTCGTGGTTAACCCATTTAGGAAATGCGAACTCTCTGCCATATTTACGGGCAATGCCAATAGTGCTTGCGACTTGGAACATTTGATTGCCAAGCCTGCCATATCTACCCAATGCACTAAAAGTCATCATTGCGCTTCCGATGATGGTTAAAGATTACCGGATACACATCCTGCTCGTATCCGGTATGGTCATATATGAATTGGCCGTTATTGTACGATGCCGGCCACCAATGCTTTTCTATCCCGTATTTAGCCGCTACGCAAGTAAGTATTGCTTGGTCGTGTCTATGCTCCTGAAAGCCTATAAAATGCGTTTCACATGGACTATCATCAATAAACCGAGGTATCTGACACCAAAGTAGCCACTCATGTATAAATGACCGGCCAAAGTCATTATTGCGTACAATTATGACGGATGCCTGACATTGCTTTCCAATTTTGTAAGGTCTTGGTAGTATCGCATTTTGTACATTGTACTTGCACCAATGCTCATGCTCGTACATATTTCCAAATAGAAATACATCTTTGCCGTGATATGGAATGTAATCTATGTTATTGATGAACTCTACACCGGCATCTGTGTAAACCAAATACTCATATTCTTTAAGTACTTGTAAGGCTTGTAATATAATTTTGGGTTTCCATAACCAATATCCTGCACCTCTGTCTTGTGATAGAATTTTATGGTTTACCTGCTTCCATTTTTCATCAAGAATATCCAAAGAATATCTAAAACTGCTGTAACATCCATGCTTTCTTGCGCTGTCTTGGCACAATTTTGCAGACTTGGTCATTCGCTCATCGCAGTATGTGATGTGATGTATCATTGAATGCTCTTTAGATATTCTTCAGATGCCTTGAACGTATCCGTGTAATCTACATTCCGATTCCATAGGTCAGAATGCGATGGTGCTTGGACTGCAAGGAATGGTACGGTAACCAATGCGCAAAACTTTTTGAGTTGGTCACTCAGCCAAGCATCGTACATTATTCCTGATTTTGGCTGATAGTTTTTGGTAATCCATTCAGCGGTTAACCTATGATATCCTATGGCATGGGTAGTATAACCACACAATACCCTTCTGAGGTAATTAGAGACGTATTGTGGCTCTTGGTGTTCAGGATATGGTCTTGCATTAATGCCGTAGTATATAATCTGAGATTCGTCCCAGAATGCGTTCTCATGGGTGTGTATATCCTCAATAACATTCATGTTCCGAAATCGGCAGTCATCTTCAAGAACTAAAATCCGCTCAAGATTGGACTTACTAAAATTATTTAATATCTCATAATGGGAGTGATTAAAGGAATCTCTTGGTGTATCCTTGGGGATAGAATCAAAATACTCGTATCGCAAATTGATAAGGTCTGCATGCTTGTCAAATTCCTTCCTTCTGTCCTTTCGCTCCGGCTGTGATAATACCACAACCTTATCGTAATACTTGTTGAACATGGGTAAAAAAATTAGGCGTACCCAAAGATACGCCCAATTAAAATCAAACCAATGTAACCAGCACTTATGTTCCAGTCGTTCCGTAGACTGCGGCAGTCGGTTGGAAAGACAGCAGTTCAATGCGAGCCTCGGCACGGTATGTGACAAGGTTCTTGATGAAGTCATCCTGATCCGTCTCACTTGAACGGACTTGGAAACCGCTTGCTTGTGCAATGGCAAAGGCATCGGTGTTCATGCAGTAGAAACGGCTGCCGGTAACTTGGCTGTGGGGTACAACCGGCACACCATTGATCCGGACATTGCCATTGGCATCAATGCCAACAGATGCAGGAACAGAGAAGTCACCAGGCTTGGTCAGCAGAACCTTGCTCCATGCATCCCAAGTGGTCAGGATGAGGTTAGCCATGCCGAGACCGAGATTGCCGTGCTGTGCAAGGGCAGAAATCATCTTGGAAACCGTGATGGTTTCAGAGGTAGACAGAGCCGTTGAGTTGGTGGCAATGTTGTTCAGGAAACGAGTGTTAACCACACGATTCCAATCTTCTACAAGAGACTGGCTCAAGTAAGCCTGAAGGAAAGGCAAGTCCTGCAACATCTGACGAGAAACCTTGGCGTAACCGGCAATGAAGGGAACGGAGGTGTTAACCATCGTTACATCATAGTCCACTTGTGCTTTGGCTTGACCTTCAGTTTGTACACCGAACGAACCTTCGCCAACCGGATTGTTGCCACGGGGGAACGTTACGTTGCCGGTGGCAGTCGGGATGATGCGGAAGATGTCGTACAGATGCGGGTTGTAGAAACTCCGCATGATGGGGTTCTGCACATAGCTGATCTGCGAAGTGCCGGTCAGGTTGTTGCCCAAGGTCATAACAGCCACATCCTTCATCTGCATGAAAGCAGTCTCGGACTTGATCTTGTCATAGTTTTCGGCAACTACATCGACAACAGCAGACTTCAGGTGGTCAGAGTGCATCCAACCGGCTTTAGCCTCGTTGACAATAGCACCCTTCACTTTGCCGGAATCAGCAAGGACCTTGTCCACGCTTTTCTTCAGTTCGGCCAAAGTTTCGCTCTTTTTCTGTGCATCTTCGTTCATTTCGTTGATGCGAGCCTCCGTCTGTTCGTTGATTTTCTTGAACTCGGTAGCCAGTTCTTCCTTGTATCCCTTCAGTTTCGGATCAAGGATGTCCGTGATTTGTTTTACAGTTTCACTCATTTCAGAAGTGTTTAAAAGTGAGAAGATTTATTGCATCAAGCAAGTCCTCATCACCCTTTTGCTGAAAAGGTGTCTCATCGACTGCCTTGCCGCTACTCATGGTTTCAATGACCTGATACAGTTGCTTAATTTCTATTAAACATGCTTCGATGGCATCGTCAGACGCATCGGTATTCCGCACAAATTTCTCAAAGGTCTTAATTCTCTCCTTTATCTCAACCGCACTCTTCAGTCCAAGCATCGGGGTCATTTCATTTGCACCCCATGCAGTCAAAGAAGAGCCTTCGTACAATTTCACATCTAATATCTCATTAGGGCCTTCCTTGCTTCTGGTCTCACGGATTGTAGAGAAACCAATAGAATGCTCCTTAATAAGTCCGGACTCAACCATCTTTATGAAATCCTGACCAAGGTTATGAGTGCCGACCTTGGATTCGTAATAAAGTCCGTACTCATCCTCCTTCAGCACTTGTATTACACCAAGAGGCTGTGAGGGATTATGGTTCATCAAATGCTTTATGCGACCTTTCGGAAACCACTCCTCCAAACTACGCTTAAATGCACCCCTTCGCATAATGTCGTTGTCAGAATCAACATTGTCAAATGCGCTGAAGTATCCAGTAACAATGCCTTCCTTCCGGTCAACATCCTTTATGCTATTGTCGATTGACTTATATGCGTAAATCATTTTTCTATTTTTCTTACAATAGGTCTGATAATCTAAAGAGAATATCCGTATCCAATGTGTCAAAGCCTCGAAATATTGGCCTTCTCCTCTCATCAAGGTTCGGTAATATCTTTAGCATGCACCTGCAATTTATAACGTTTTCGGCACTCGCCAATGGGTCACCTGGAAACCTAATCTCCTCACCATTGTTGAATGACTGCTCCAAAGGTATTACTGTGCCGTGTAATTGAGTGTGACTAAACGGATTATCCCTAACCTTTTCATCCTCGGCAGTAACCCATTCCTTCATTGTCTCGT